TCATACCACCCGCGCCACTGCGGGCTGAACATGTCGGCGTGGCGTTTGTGCGTTGCTGATGGACGCCGCGGTATGGCGTGGCGCTGCGCAATCATAATCAGGCGGCGCCGTTGCTGTGGTGCGCCATAATCAGCCGCGTTCAGCAGCCAGTCACAGACATGATAGTGGTGCAGGCGCAGCGCCGCTACGATGTAGCCGTAACTGTCATACTGGCGATAGCCTGACACATTCTCCAACACGACCACAGGCGGTAGCATTGCCTCGACAAAGCGCACGACGGCCCGCGACAGTTCCCGGTCAAGTTCCGTCTCGCCCGTGCGCTGATTGGCAATACTGGCCGTAACACACGGCGGCGATACCCAGAGCAGGTCGGGGCGCTCGAACCGGCGCGGGTTCGCTGCGAGAATATCGTGACACACCACGGGCAACCCGTTGGTCTGGACAACCTCCACCGCTGCGGGGTCGTTGTCGATGCCGCCAATGGATTGATAGCCCGCCGCGTGTAGACCCAGGTCGGCCAGGCCGCCGCCAGAAAAGAGTGAGAAACAAGACGGCACCCCTACACCTCCATCCCCAGCCCGCGCAGCAAGTGGCGGGCACTTTCGGTTTCTAAATCAGCGGCCACCGCTCGTTGACGTGCTTTGCGCTCGCACCAGGCCATTGCGTCATCCGCGTTGTTGTACGACGTTATGGAATGCAGCCACCGGGTGCGCACCTCGGCCTGCCACGTGTGCTCGTCTACCCGCTGCACCACGCATAGCAACCCGCTGCGTGCGAATGTGTGTGTGGTGGTGCTGCTGTGCCAGTCAAAGGTGGTCATGGGTCTCTCCATTCTACAACCCGCCCATCGCTGTCTAGTACGGCACAGTGCAGCAATCTAGTAGCCTCGCTTTTTGCCTCGCGCAGCGACAGTTCGTTTATCAGTGTGTCATAATGACTGCGCCCCTGCCTGTCAATCCAGGAGTGTACAATGTCCCAGGTTGCGCTACCCCTCCGTGACTGGCGCAAGTGCAGTCGGGGATGTAGGTAGTAGGGCACATCCGGCAGTAACAGGATAACCTCGCGCCATTTGATACCCGCGTAGGTGGCAGGGCGGGTGTAAACCATAGAGTGGTTCATAATGCCTCCAGTACATCGCCATGGTAGAGCGTGACGTGATTGTCAGTGTGGTATGGGTTCATACTTGCTCCTGTAGCCATTGCGCAACCTGTTGTTCCGCTGCATGATGGCTGGTAAAAGATTTAGGCCAGATTGCATTGCGCTGATCGTCAGTCAACCAATACACCCCATTGTCGTTTGTGATGCGCAGTGTGCCAGATGCGTGCGCACTCAGTACGTCCCCGATGTATTCTTTTTGCGATTTTTCGCCTATAGAATAGCAGGCAGAGTAGGCAGAGTTGCTAAAAAATGCCGTTTTATCGCTTCCTGATGCGTCGCCAACTCTGCCACCCCCCCAGGCAGAGTCAGGCAGAGTTGAGGCTCCACAGGCAGACTGCCTACTCTGCCTACTCTGCCCACTCTGCCCACTCTGCCTGCTCTGCCTGCTCTGCCTGCTCTGCCTACAAATTTTCTCGTATTTACCATACCCAACCTTGCGTACAAGCATGCTGTCAGCCAGGTGTCGCAATTGCTTCTGCACAGCATTGACGGTGGTTTCGAGTTCAGCGGCAATGTCTTTTGGTGTGTACTGGACACCCTCCTGCATTGCCTCCAGAACGCGCTGGCGCTCACTCGTGATGGCATACGCAGCCGCATCGCCTTCAATGCGGTGCTCAGTCGCATAATCATCCCAGGAGAGTGCCAACTCTTCATCGTCAACATCACGGCCTCGGATATGCAGCACCATGTCATCAGAGGATGGCACACGCCCGACAATCCACATTGTCGCAACACCACCCGTCAGGCCAGTAGAGCCGCTGATCTCATCAAATACATCGTCGGCCTTCGCCTTGCGCGTGTGATGGATAGCAATAATCGTGATACGGTGACGTTCTGCAAACTCGTTCAGCGGCTTGACGGCGTTGTAATCGTCGTCATATGGGTTCGCGTTCTTGTCGCGTGGTGCTCTAATATTCTGGAGAATGTCTACAACAATGAGCGCCGTTTCCGGGTGATGCTGCATCCATTCTTCGAGCATCTGCATACCCGCCTCACCGCGCTCCCATGTGGTGAACAAGTGAAAATTGTCAGGCCATTCGATAGTATCTTCCAGCATTGCCCCCACACGGCTTTTCATGCGGCGTTGGTTGCTCTCCAGGTCGAGGTACAGCACCTCACCGGGCCGCGTGTCCAAACTATTAAATGCCTTCCGCTGCTGCTGCTGCATTGCCACAGCCAGCGACAGACCCAACGCCAGCCAACTCTTTTTGGTCTTCGGTTTGCCAGCCAATAGACAGCAACCTTCTGGCAACAGCCCCGGTACAATCCATTGCAACTCATCAAACTCTTTACGACGCAATGCGAATAACGTGATACCCTCTTGCATCCAGGATGGGGTATACACTGTACCCGCACGCGCACACGCCTTGAGTGCCTGCAAAGTGTTTTCAGGGTTGTCGCGGCAAAAATCGGCCAAATCATAGCCGTCACCACCGCCCAGGTCTATCGCCGTGCCCTGTACCTGCTCAGCAATCTGCGGTGCTACCTTGCGGCCTTTGTCGTCGCTGTCCAGTGCTACGTATATCCGATCTCGCCAGCGATCTTGCAACTCTTCCACAAGGTGCTGTGGGAGCCTCTTTTCTCCTCCAGGCACACAGATGGCAGGTACGCCGTAGTGATGAGCCACCACAGTAGACGCCTCACCATTGCAGATGATCAGGCAGTCAAGTTGCATACTGATCGCCACACCAAGCCCGTACCAGCACGGTTTCCACCCCTTCTCGTGGTCATACTTTAATCCGGCTTGTTCCTCATCCAGATACCGATACCGGGTGCCTGTCTGTGTCGCAATCGCCAATACCTTATGCCCGCGCCGTTTCGTCTCTTTCCACCCGGCTTTGCTAAATGCCTGTTTGCTTACACCGTGTTTTGCGGCGTAGTCTTCGAGTGAGGTATAGACGGTCTTCGATGTGTAGGTGGCTCCCTGTGTCAATCCGGTGCGCTCCCAGACGCTTCCTGATGGTTGCGTGCTGTTGGGTGTCTGGATGTTCAGGCGCTCTGCCAACTCCCGCTGGCTCCCGCCTTCCTCGGTTTTGTGATCGTACCAGACCAGATACCCGTCGTCATTTTCGTTAATGGCAAGCGTGCCACCGTCGGCATCAGGACGCCACGGTGTGTTGTAGCGACCTTCGCCGTGCTGCGTATTCTGGTATGGCAGAAGTGCCTGCAAAATTGCAGTTTTTGTGTCGTGCATCATCGCGTCCTGATTTGCAATACTAATTCGTCGCCCTTCGCATACGCTCTCAAGAGCGCACCCTCAACCTCCAGTTCACCACCCGCATTCATCACCAATTCTGCAAGCTCCCGGCGTTTTAATTTGCGATCTACCTTAATACGGCTGTACTTATAATCCAGGTCATTGACTTGCTCATACAACGATTGTGGTGCACCTGAGTGACATGGAGGTGTGTCACTATTTGGTTCTGTGGTGTCTGACACCCGTTGCTCTTGCCCCGGCTCTTGTGGGGCTTCTGGTGGCGTCTCCTGATGTACAAAACAAAGATAGTGCCTGCTGCGAGTAAGTGCCACATAGCGCAGGTTCCACTCCTGTTCGGTCTGCCACTGCTGCGGGTTGCGGAGTTGCAATGGTAGTTTGTCGGGGCGCAAAATGAATACACGCTCTGATTCCAGACCTTTAGCACGATGAATGGTAGACAACGTGATGATGCTGTCCTTGTCGTTAAACAGACCTTCAAGACGTGATTTGAAGGTATTAGCGCTGGTGCTCTGCCATTCCTGATAGCAGCGCCGTACAGCATTCACTCGATCTTCCAGAGATTGCAGTTTCTCATCGTCGTCACCCAGCTTTGCGGCTTGCTCAGCACGATAGGCATCAAGGTGCCAGATAAACCGTTCCCAGGATTTATTGCCGTTGTCGGTGGCCTGATCGACAATCTTCGTGAGTTGCTTACCGATATCACGCCCGCAAACGGTGGCAGGCGTGCCACGCGCTATCAATTCCAGGCATGCGTCAATCAATGGCGCTGTGAGGCGACACAACACCAGGTCATTCGCCTGGAGGTGTTTATGCAAGTCTTGCTCGCTGATGTGCTCAATGATACCATCAGGGGCATTGTCACGGGCTTCAATCTCTGGTACAATCTCGCGGGCTAGATCAAGGTGTCCAGATGGGCAACGATAACAGATGGATAGCGGTAGCCGGGTTGCATCGGTTGCGCTGGCGATCTTCTGGAAGCTGGCAGCATCGGCACCTGCGAAGCCATAAATAGCCTGCCTGCCGTCGCCTACTGCCACAATGCGCCCATTCCGGTTGGCACACTTAAGTACTAGATCGAGTTGCGCCGCGCTCAGGTCTTGCGCTTCGTCAATGAGCACCCAATCGTACTGGTCTGGCGTCAGCGCCCACCGATGCGGCAGATACAACTGATCGGCAAAATCGATTACTTTTTGCTCTGCTGACAGATCATTCCCACGTTCGATAGCAACCTTGACTAGTAACAATAGCTCGGTAGTGACATCCTCAACGCCATAGTACCGCACCAGGCGCTCCAGTACTGTCTGGTCTTCTGGATTGGCTAATGTGATGCGCACAAACCGACACAGGTCATACAGCGCACCTGACAGTTTGCGGCGCTCATCATAATCATTCGCCAGTGGTGCGGCCAGGTCTTTTGCAATGGCACGATACTTCCGGTCATCTAGTGACACGCGGCCTAGATGGCGTGCTACGGTGCGATGACCGATGCTATTGATCGTGCTCACATTGGCGTTTTTTAGTTTCTTCTGCATCGGCTCTGCGATGTGCTTATTGAATGCACAAAACAGGATAGAGCCGTTCAATTGTTTGGTGAGCTGTTCGAGCGTGGTGCTCTTGCCGCTGCCAGCTACAGCCTCCACCAGTGCGTTCCCGGTGCCCTGTTGCGCCCATTCAAAAATGGACGCCTGGTACTTCGATGGCGCAAAACCGTTTGTTTGCGATGGTTCGGTCATTGTGTCCACTGCCATTGCCTGTTGTAATAGGTTCATTCGGTCACCTCTGCATCTATAATATCTCCACTCAACTCACTCGCCAGATACAACCCGGCCAGCAGGTCTGGCACCACGATGCGAGCGCACATACTAATAGCACGCCACCGACACATATTCGCCGGGTATTTTTTCCAACCACTATCTGGCTTAGTCAAACCGGCGCGCTCTGCATCCTGCACGCTATAGGTGAGCGTGAAGCGAAACCCGGTGTTTCGTATCATCGTCACGGTGCAGGCTTCATCGGTACTGTTGTTAATCTGGAGACGCACAATATCCGGTCGGCTCTGGATTTTCGCCAGCATCCCCTGTGAGGTGAGCGTCACCTTGCCCATAACAATCTGCAAGTTATCGCCTACCGAAGATAACGGAAATCCAAGCTCGTATGCCTTGAGCAACACGAACGCGGCCTGCTCCGGTTTGCTCACACCTGCTACCAGGCGGCATTCATAGACGGTTTCGGCCATCGATGTAATCAAATGCCACGCCTCTGGTGTTACCTCGCGGCGCGCCAGTTCGGTGGTTGTGGTCGGTGCCAGTTCGGTAGTCATGTAGTTACCTCGTTTTCGTGCAGTTCTATGCGGAAACTCATGTTGTCGTGCAACCCCATCGCCTCTCTCACCTTACGGCGGGTTTCCGGGCCGATACCTGGAAACTCATGCTCGTCATCCGTAAGCACCATCAGCGCCCACGCTGCACCGCCACAATACTGGAGTAAAGCTTCTGCCTTCTGCTCGCCAATACCCGGCAACGCCAGCAGCATATCTAAATCGGGATCAGCAAACAGCACATCACGCGGCGGGCGCACACGACGAGGTGTACGGTCACGTTTTGCGAGCCGCTGCACCGTCTCAACAAGCGTTCCCTGCTCAATATGCATCGTGCCAACGCCGATCTCCTGAACACTAAGCAACGCGCTATACAGGCCATCATCACATGTTCGATTACTTTCCTGCATGATGAGGTACGCCCATGGCGAGAGGTTGCGAAGTTTAATCATATCGGCATAAAGCGTCTTGTTGCGCAATGCGTGGCGCAGATCGTTTGTGGTCATAACGCGGATTGCCAGTTGCGCACCATCGGCACACACGGCCATATACGACGCCGGATCAATCGGTGCGCTGATAGCAGGCACACCCCAATCTGGTTGCGCTTGCATATCCAGGCCATTGTAGAGTATACTGAGTAACATGTGGTTTCTCCATAAAACGCCTGTGCAGCACCCCTGCACAGGCGTTTGTGAGTTATTATCGTTAGTACGGTAGGATGCCTGTCAGTTCTATCACCTCCGGGCTGGTCATCGTGATGCCTGCATCGGCCATCAGCGGATTAGCCTCAAGCATTTGCCGGAAGGCGGCGTTCGGTTTGGGTTGCTGCTGCGCGGCTGTCCACATCGCAGGGAGCAACGTGAGCAACATGGCGCGCTGCGGGTGTTCCTCTTCGAGTGGCTGCGGTACGTTCTTCGTCTGGGTATCGTGTTCAGAGTTGTCACCATTCCGGCGTTCACTCCAGAACGTTTCCGCAGCAGCCTCGCAGGATTCACGGCTGTCAAAAATTTCAACAAACCGGGGCGTTGTCAAGTCCTTCTGCTCGCCCTCTTTGTTGGTGTACTCGCCTGTTTTTACCAGCTCAATGTGTACCCAATGCCGATGCACCTGACTCATCGGGTCGGCAATACCGAGCCCCTTCAGGCTTGGCAAGACAACCTTTGTCCAGTCGGGCCGCTTGCGGCTGCGCGCCTGCATTGTGCGCGTGATGGTGTAGGTATTCCCATCGCGGCTCGTGCCGTAGAAGTTGAACGTGATCTCTACGTCCGGGTTTTTATGTTCTAGATTGTTGGCGTCGTAATCTACCAACTGCCAGCGACCGTCAACCTGCTGAAACACGACCTCGCGTGTATCGATCTCACACTCAACAAAATAGTCCTTTGTCCTGGATTGCGGTTCGGTCGTTGCGTTCATTGCGTTTGCCATTGCGTTGTTCATGTCGGGTTCCTTTCGTTGGTTCGAGATAAATTATTTGTTCCAGGGCTCGTAATAACCCACCCATCGGTTCCGGCTCACTTCAATGCCCGGATGCTCACGCTCGGCTTACCGACCTTGCGCATGCGGTCAAGCGCGTCTACGTCGTGCGCTTTGAACCACTCCTCCAGACGCCTGTCATCCCAGGATACGCGCGGCTTAGACCACACGGCCTGGTAGCGCGTGCCTTTGATGGTTTCGCCCGCCGCAATCACCGCTGCCTTAACTTGCTCCTCAGCGGCCTTCACCGCGTCGGCGATTTCTTCGAGTGTGCCTTCGTATTCAGCGTCAATGCGGGCCAGTTCGGCGCGTTGTTCAGGTGTCAACACAGCGTCGCGTGCTGACTGATGGTCGGCCTGTGCAAGGTCGCGGCGGGCGTACAGGTCTTCGAGGTGGGCGAGCATGTCAATCGTGTCCATGTTAGTCCTCATCCTTAAACAGATCATCGTCAATCCGGCGGGGGCGCAGCAGCGGAGCACTTTCGCGGCGCTGGCGCTGGGCCTCTACTGCCTGCTGAAATTGCGCGTCCAGTTCGTCCAGTTCAGATTCAATGCGGGCGCGTTCTGCCAGCAGTGCGCGGCGGCGAGCGTTGTATTCCTGTGTCGTCATAGCGGCACCTCGTCCTCGTCAACGCCCTGGGGTGCCTCGGGGAGCCAGAACCACACCATTGCATTGCAGTGCGGGCACCATACCTCGTCGTCGCCGTTAGGAAGCCACTCGAACCACTCGCCGCAGTCGGGGCACTCCTCGTCGTCGCTATAGTCGATGCCCCAATGATCTAGCGCGATCCCCTGCCGAATGTATTCACTGTCAAAACTCACGCCGCCACCTCCTCGTGTGCTGTTGCCACATAGTCATTCATCCAGTTCTCGTACACCTCCAGCACGCGCTGTGCGTCCAGCCCAGTGGCCTCTGCGTGTACCTCTGCCGTCTCCTTGCGTGCCTCTGCCGTCATGTTCAACAGCAGCAGCGCCACGGCAGGCGCGCCACCCTGGGCCTTCACGGCGAGCAACTCTTCGTGGCTGGCGGGGTCGATGCGGCGATTGTCTGCCGCCCGGTGCCGCCAGAGATCAAATTGTGCTGCTCGTCGTCGTCGTGTGTTCATTGTACCCTATCCTTTCCGTGTTTTGTCTCACATGACTAGTATACGGCATGGATTACCATTTGTCAATGACAATCTATTGACAGGCTGATAATTATGCTGTATACTATCTGTGTGAAGAGCAACCACTAAGGGAGGGATATTCTTATGTATAGAACAGTCGCGTTTGTCCTGTACGGGGGCCAGATCGAATATCTGGAGCGCGCGTCCAGCCATCTCGGCGCGGGGCAAACAAACAGCAGATCGGCAGTACTCAGGACGATTTTGGACGAATTCATGCGCCAGAACCCAGACCCAGAGGCAACGTTTGTGCCAGCGAGCCCGGCTGCTGGGCCTACTCTGGCGAAACCACCACGGGAGGGGGAGTGATGGACAACCCACTGGGGATAGACGATCATCGGAAATTCACGCGCGCACTCGTGACGGTGCTTGACATTGACACGTCAGCCGCTCTACGGGCGGCAAAATCGCCAGTCCGTGATGATCTGTACGCATTCCTAGTCCGAAACGGCTGGGAGTGGAATGGGCACGATTGGGTGTTTGTGGATTTTTGTTGAAGGGATAAACCAATGAATACAGTTGAGCCAATTGTTGAAGTGACGCGCCCGACCAGCCGCGAGGCTGTTGTGGCTGCAATGGCGCTCGCGGAGAGCCGACTGCGAGACGGCACATTCGCCGGGTTTTCGCTGTCGGTCCTGGGTGAGCCGGGGGCGATCACCTGTCAGTTATGGGTTGCGTACAGAGAGGAAGAAAAGGAGTGACACCACAGGAACAGGCCGCAGCGCGTGTACGGGAGCGCACCGCTGAACTGGTGGCAGAGATTGCCGCTGTCGAGCAGGAACTGGCACGCAGATTGCAGCCCGCCCCGCCACCGGCAGCCGCAACAAAGAGCACGATGCAGATTGAACTGCCATTCCCACCATCGGCCAATACGGCCTATCCAACCAACAGGCGCGGCGGGCGGCACCTGAGCAAAGCGGGCCGCGCCTGGAAACAGGCGGCAGCGCAGTTACTCGCCATTGCGTTGCACGGGTACACGTTGCCCGATGACCGAGCGCTGGTTATCACGATGCATGCGTATCTGCCAGACAACAGGCCCCGTGACCTGGCAAATCATGAAAAGTTGCCAATTGACGCGCTGTGCGAGCATTTACACATCGATGATAATTGGCAGCGTGTCGTTGGAAATGCCATCTATCTCGCAGGCATCGAGCCTGACAATCCGTGCATTGTGTTGCAAGTGCAGCAGGTTGCGCGCCCGCTGCCACTAGAGCGCCCCAAAACGCGGCGCAAATTCGCATAACATTCCGGCCCTGGGCATGGCCTAAAACTGCCTAATCCGGCACGGCTAGGCCGGGCGCGGCAAGGCGGGGCTCGGCTGGGCCAGGTTGGGCGAGGCGCGGCAGGGGAACCTGGGCATGTTCACAAACTGCCCATACGACGCCCATAGCGGCGACCATTTCAGGGCATGGCATGGCGCGGCGGGGCTAGGCACGGCTCGGCATGGCAGGGCAAGGCCGGGCAAGGTTTTTACAGAAAGGAACACTCATGGAACTCAAGTACATCCACGTGACGATCAGCGGCGCAACGCCGCTCATGATGCACAATGATCGACTGGCAAACCCGATGAACGAGTATGCGCGTATGCTGAAAGAGATCAGCAGCAAGCGCACCAAAACCGATGCGGATATCCAGGAAATGAGCAAGATCGAATTTCTGGGAGGCATCTATTACAGCAGAGACACAGGTGTCTATATGCCGGGGCGCAACGTTCGGAAATCGATTGTTGAAGGGGGGCGCAAAATCAAGAAGGGCAAGGCGATTGAGACTGCGGTAACTGTCTCAGAAGAGGCTGTTTCGCTTGTCTACAATGGCCCTCGTGAGCCTGCAAAGTTGTTCGAACAAGAGCCATTTGTTGATGTGCGGATGGTAAAACCGACCGCAACAGGCGGACGTGTCCTTCGCACCCGTCCGGTGTTTGCGCCGCCCTGGTCGCTGAGCTTTACGCTGGAATACTTTCCCGAACAGATCAATGCGAACGACCTGAGACAATGCGCTGAGATTGCCGGGCAACTGGTTGGCATCGGGGATTATCGCCCCGGCAAGTCAGGTGGCACATTCGGCAAGTTTCGTATAGCAGAATGGAGCGTTGCATGAGTGACAATCACGAGCATGCAGATATGACAGAAGACCTGGAGTTGTACCCACCCTGGAAAGAAGCGCTGCGCGCATTCATCCGTGCCGACTTTACCTATGGCGACCTGATATCCCGCGAATGGTTTGCGGAAGCGTTTGGTTTGACTCCGCCTGATGACAGCCGCCGTTACACACACAAGGAACTCCAGGATTACGATTTGGCGCTCTTGCAAAACATGACGGCATTCAAGGATGCATTGCTGAGGCAAGAGCAAATGGACTTGATATCCGATCAGCGTGGTAGTTATTACGTCATTCAGCCCTCGGAGCAGGCAACACGTGCATTGCGAGACATGACCCGACGCATCAAAAATGAAGTCAACAAGGGGGTGGCGCGCATTCAGCACGTTGACATGAGGCGACTCACAGCCGAAGAGCGACAGCAACATATGGACACACTGACTAAAGCACTGGATGTGCAGTTCCGTCTGGATATGCGCCGCCGCGAATTACCAGACGGAGAATAGTCACCATTTCAGGGCGCGGCAGGGCAGGGCGCGGCAGGGCTAGGCGGGGCTGGGCCTGGCATGGCTGGGCAGGGCAGGGAAACGATGAGCGAACACACTGGAGGCACTAAGACTGATAGGAGCAACGGGATGAGCGAACACAGGAAAATCAACACAGAGGCCCTGCGGTGGCTCTTGCGGTATGGCCGCAAAAACTCTGGCCCCTGGGACGAGGTAGACATGGCCGGTGATGAGTGGATGGCCACCGATGACGATGCGGATTTACTGGCCGCCGCACCCGACCTGCTGCGGGCGTGTGAGGCGATGTTGGCACAGATCGGGCGACCTGGCATGGCAGAGGCGCGGCAAAAAGCATTAGACGCCATTCAGAAGGCGAGGGGGGAATGACTATGCGGTATGATGGAGAAGCGACATGGGAACTGAAACAGGTATAGAATGGACGCATCACACGTTCAACCCCTGGCGCGGATGCACCAAGGTGTCGCCGGGGTGTCAGCACTGCTACGCCGAAACGATGAGCAAGCGCAACCCCGCAGTGCTGGGTGAATGGGGGCCGCAGGGGCAGCGGGCCATAGCGGCGGAGAGCTACTGGCGGCAGCCGCACAAGTGGAACAGGGCCGCACAGGAGGCTGGAGAGCGGCGTCGGGTGTTCTGCGGCAGCCTGATGGATTGGCTGGAGGACAGACCAGAGTTGGATGAGCCGCGTGCTCACCTGTTCAAAACCATCAGCGAAACGCCGCACCTGGACTGGCTGTTGCTAACAAAGCGTCCGCAAAATTGGCACGCCCTGTTGCAGCGTGCCTACGAGTGTGCTGTGCGCGCTGGCAACACCGACCTGTCGCTCTGGATTGATACCTGGCTACACGGTAGTTATCCGCCGAACGTCTGGGTTGGCACCTCTGTCGAAAACCAACAGCGTGCCGATGAACGCATTCCCCTGCTGCTGGACATTCCGGCGCGGGTGCGGTTCCTATCGTGCGAGCCGTTGCTGGGGCCGGTAGACATTTCCCGCTGGCTGCGCTCTCGGCAGATGAGCAGCAGCAACAGCGCAATGTATCGAGATTTCGCCCGCATTGACTGGGTCATCGCAGGCGGCGAGAGTGGTCCCCACGCCCGCCCGATGCACCCGCAGTGGGCGCGGAGCCTGCGCGATGAGTGTCAGCAGGCTGATGTGCCGTTCTTCTTCAAGCAATGGGGGGAGTGGATCGCAAAGCCGCAGATCGCTGAGTTCGACCGGGCACGGCACCATGGCCTGGGCGGCTGGGTCGTGCGCGACGAGTATCGCGCTGCCTGCGAGCGGGCGATGCAGCGTAACCAGTGGGGCGCGCTGGACATCGACGGGACATACACTGCCACAGCTACGACCTGGAACGGTCGGCAGTGCGACCCCGATGACCGCTATAAGGTCAGCATTGTGCGCCTCGGCAAGAAGGCGGCGGGGCGGCTACTGGACGATGAACTGTGGGAGGAGTTTCCGCGAGTGGAGGTTGCACAATGAGACAACGGAAAGCGAGGGGAGAATGACTATCCTGCCAGACCACGAAATACGGCGTCGCTCTCACGAGCACAATATGATCGAACCGTTCAGCGAGGCGGTGTCCGGTAGTGGTGTTATATCCTATGGTGTCTCGTCCTACGGCTACGATATACGCGTAGCCGACGAATGGAAACTAATAGACCCGGCTGCGGTTGGCTCGCTCGCTGGACAGGTGCGGATGGACCCCAAAGCACAGCCGCCATACCTGGAATTTACCGCATCATACGTGGATATTCCACCGAATAGTTACGTGCTGGGGCGCTCGGTAGAGCATTTCCGGGTGCCGCGCGATGTGCTATGCGTGGTGCTGGGTAAATCAACCTACGCGCGCTGCGGTGTCATTGTCAATGTGACGCCGCTCGAACCAGGCTGGGAGGGCTATATCACCATCGAAATTAGCAACACCACGCCGCTGCCAGCTCGTATCTACGCCAACGAGGGCATCGCGCAGGTGCTTTTCTTCAAGAGCGATAATGAGTGCGAGACATCCTATGCCGACAAAAAAGGCAAATATCAAGGACAGGTGGGTGTCGTGGGGGCATTGGTACGATGAAAGCATCACTAGGAGAATAATATGAACGTTCGATTGATATGGATAACACCGGAGGCGGAACAGCTGATCGTCTATATGGCCCGCGTTAGCAACCCGGATAATCAGGATAATCCAGAGATCGCCAACCTGATCCGCTACTGCATGCGGCACGGCCACTGGTCGATTTTCGAGATGGCGAATGCCTGTGTTGAAATCCAAACCAGCCGGGCGATTAGTGCGCAGATTATACGGCACAGATCGTTTGCCTTCCAGGAGTTCAGCCAGCGCTACAGCACGCCCAAATCGCATGAGCCTACCACCCCGACGCAACAAAACGGCAGGCAGGCTGCGACCGTGATTGACGATAAATTCCGTATCCAGGTGTTCGAGCGCGTCGAGACTGATAACTGGGAACGCTGCAAGGCAGCATATGATGAGGCTATTGCTGCCGGGTACAGCCGCGAAACAGCCCGCGCGCTGCTGCCTATGGGCGCTATGACGCGGCTGTACATGAACGGCTTCATTCGATCCTGGATTCACTATCTCAATGTGCG